GAATCTGTGGCTGACGTATCAGATTGCGTACTGTATAACTCTACTCATTTTTACGGTAGGGGTCATCCGTTTGCTCGTCTGCGTTTTAGTGGCAAGTGTGGGGTCATTGTTCTGCCGTGGTACAAGAATCCTGAAAAGACTCATGGATTATATAAGAGTCCGGATCTCAACGAGATAGAAGTATATTATGAGAAGTATTATAATTCTATTCTGGAAGAAGCGGGAGGCAAACGATTTAAGCTTAGCACTCTTGAAAGAGATTTGCTTGGAGCAGGAAAGACTGGACCAGAATATTCAAAATATAAGTTCGTGGCTGACGGAGGAGATAACTGGCGGTCTGTTTGGTACGACCGTGAAGTCACAAGAAGAGACCCGCGAGACGTAGCACAAAATATCGACATGAATCCTGCTGGCTCCGGAGATAACTTCTTCGACCACTTCGTATTGCAACGATTACGGACTGATTGTATTAAGAAGCCCGATCATGTAGGCGAGATAGAATACAACCTTAGCCCGAAAGGAAAGATTTTAGGCACAAGGTGGGTAGAAAATGGTGGTCGTAAGAGATTCAGATGGTGGGGGCCACTCGTGGCTAACCGACCTCGACAAGACAGAAACTATGTTGTTGCGTGCGATATATCACTTGGGACCGGTGCATCGAACTCAGTGGCTAAAGTATACGACGTTAACACAAGAGAGTGTGTGGGCATGTATATCTCGTCCCATTCCCCGCCTGCCGAGTTCGCAGATCAGACTATTGCTATCTGCTATTGGACTGGTGGACACAACGGCCATCCTTACTTAAGCTGGGAAGCTAACGGGCCTGGAGGTTCTTTTGATACGAGACGTAGATTTCATGGATATACGTTCGTGTATATGGACACGTTGACAAGAACGAAAAATCAGAAGAGAACCAAAAAGCCTGGCTGGTACTCTACTAAACAAGCTAAATATGATGCATTACTAGACTTGCGGTCTGCACTTGCGGAGGGGTTGCGGACCACGCCTAACGGGAACTACTTAAAAATATACGATGAAGATACAATTAACGAGTATGAAGATTATATATTTTATGATAACGGAGATATTGGGTTATCCGAATCATGCGACGATACAGCGGGAGCAAAAGCCGCACATGGAGATACAGTCATAGCAGACGCGATAGCGTTGAGGGCATTGAAGCAGCAGCCTAGAGCTAATGTAAACCTGCTCAGTCTTCAAAACGGGAATAGCATGCTATATAGACGCCAGCAATTCAAGAACAAATTAGATCAAGAAAGAGGGAATACGCCGTGGCTACTTTAGTAGAAATGATGCGTTCTGTTAGGAGAAAGCAGTAATGGCTGATGTAAAACCGAGACCAATGCCTTTTATCAAACGCCTTAACGCTGCGGTAGACCAGTGCGAGAAGTATAAAGAGCCCATGCAGCGGACGATTAACCGCATGCTAGAGCACTATCAGAACGGTTGGTTTACCTCCAATAAGCACGAAGGTAGTAGAGCGTCTCAGCCTTTGAACATGATTGATCGTGGTATCCAAACCCTTCTTCCTTTTCTGGTATCTAACAACCCTCGTGTACAGATCAGACCACGAGCAGGTATCTCTCATCCAGGCATCAAGCCATTTTCAAAGACACTAGAACTGGCCTTAACTCATCTGCTTAACGAGATAAAGTTTTCTGAATACACACTCTCACCTGTAGTAATGGACTCGTTCTTTAGTATGGGCATTACTAAAACTGGTACGATGCACGAGCATGAGGTAGAAATAGGTGGGTATCTTCATGACGTAGGCCAGCCGTATTGTGATAGAGTAGATTTTGCCGACTACATATTTGACATAGCAGCCCGTAATCTACAAGAGATGAAGTTGCAAGGCAACCGCTATCAGATGCCATACGATTATGTAATGCAGTCTGGCTTATTCAAACATACAGATTTCCTTAAGCCTAACGCAGTACCTCACGAGAACGTAGAACATCCCGACAACATCTCCCGTAATGGACAGGTATATAACAACTACGGCGAGATATACAAGACAGTAGAACTACAAGATATCTGGCTTCCCAAAGAAGGTATAATCGTTACAATCCCTAGAACTGGGCAAGGCAGTAGAATACTTAGGACTGTCGAATGGGATGGCCCTGAAAATGGACCGTATGATGTTTTAGCGTACAAACTATTCCCCGGCACTACAGTACCTGTACCTCCCATCTACACATGGATTGATCTCAACAAAGCGATTAATACCATTACTACTAAGATGCGAGATATGACAGACCGCGAGAAGACGGTTGGTGTATACGATTTGATGGATACCGAAGACGCTCAGGTTATCAAACGTGCGTCTCATGGAGAGTTGATCGGTCTTCGTGGTGGGGCTGACTCAGTTAAGGAAGTTACTTTTGGTGGCTTCAATCCGCAGAGTATGGAGTTTCTGATGTTCCTGCTAGATCAGTTCAGCAGATCAGGCCCGAACCTCGAACAACTAGGCGGTAAAGGAGCGATGGCAGGCACGTTGGGCCAAGAGCAAATGATGCAAGGCAACGCCATGCGTGAGGTAGACTTGATGGTCAACGCAGTCTACGAGTTTACCCGCAAGATTACACGTAAGCTAGCTTGGTTCTTGTGGACAGATCCACTTATTACTACACCTGTAATCAAACGTGTAGGAGAACTAGACTACGACGTAGAGTACAGTCAGTACAACAAAGAGGGGGATTTTCTGGACTACGCTCTAGAAATAGAGCCATATAGTATGAGTCGCATGAATCCTGAAATGCGGTATCAGAAGATCCTGCAACTTGTCAATCAGATGATTATACCTATGTTACCGATGGCTATGCAGCAGGGCAGTTCGATAGACGTGAACGCTCTGGTTAAAGAGGTAGCCCCGTATCTAGGTATCGCTAACGTGGATGATTGGTGGAAGAGTCTTATGCCTACATCTCCGGACGCAGGGCCATATCAGCCACAACAAGGACAGGTTAAAGCTAAGTCAGGCCAAGACCAGCGGGGAGCGTTGGGCCAAGCCCCAGCGTCTAAAGCCGCTAACCATTCACAACAACAAGCACGAAACGGTGGACAGTCAAGCAAGGCGTAGCTTTTAACGCCGTCATCTAAAGCTTAAGGAGAAAGAATGAAATCAACAACAAGTATTTCAATAGTAGTACTAGTAGGAATTGTAATAGGATTAATTGCCGGTGGGTTGCCAACATTTAGTATTGCAAACAATATTGAAGCAGTACGACCTGGTGTGGTACATATTCTTAAAGAAGGAGAATGTCAAGGTAGTGGGGCGATTATAAGTTCTGATGGTATTATCTTTACAGCCAAGCATGTTACTGACGGCACACAAGGCAGTTATACTGTTACACTAGATGACGGTCGTAAGTTTAATACTAAGGCTGTTGTAGAAATGAAAGAGAATGATATCGCTTTCATGCAGTTAGATTTGCCTGAAGGAACGGTATTGCCTTACGTACGATTAAGTAATAAAGAACCGCGAGTTGGAGATATGGTAGTAATCGGAGGCAGTCCCTTCGGGATAGAAAACTTTAATACTTTTACTGTAGGTATTGTGTCTGCTAAAGATAGAGAATTAGGCGGACCTTATAACTGGCATGTTATGACACAAACGGATAGTGCCGCGAATCCTGGTAATTCAGGTGGACCTGTCTTTAATATGAGCAACGAAGTAGTAGGAGTTCTAGTTGCTGGGTATAACGCTACCTTAAACTATAGTGTTCCAGTAGCTAGATTTAGGAAAACTATTCGTATTGCTCGTCGTATGTTAGAGATGCAACAGTTCCAGACAATCAACGAAGCACCAGTAATTGAATATGGACGTTATGATTATGGTGAACTACAAACTGTAGGAGATTAACGTGGACGGCAAAAGCGTATTGGTAACAGGCGGGACTGGGTCTTTAGGAAAAGCCCTAGTCAAATATATTCTAAACAATTATAACCCCAAGAAAGTAGTAATATATAGTCGATGTGAACGAACACAAGTTGAGATGAAGCGTGAATTTTTGTGTCAAAGAAAGCTCCGCTTCCTGATTGGTGACGTTAGGGATAAGGCCAGACTAGCTAGAGCAATGCTGGGTATCGACTACGTAGTACATACCGCAGCCTTAAAGCACGTAGACGTGGCAGAATACAATCCTGAAGAATGTATCAAGACTAACATTCTAGGCAGTATGAACGTAGTAGCAGCAGCCTTAGCAAGTGATGTAGAACGAGTAGTAGCAGTATCTACCGATAAAGCCTGCAATCCATCTAATCTGTACGGTGCGACTAAGTTGTGTGCAGATAAACTCTTCCTTGCAGCTAATGTACACAAACCTATTTTTAGTATAGTACAGTTTGGGAACCTCGCAGGCAGTTCAGGTAGTGTAATTCCTTTGTGGAAAGAACAGCGTAAGACTGGAACTATTACGATTACTGATCCTAATGCTACTAGATTCTGGATTACTCCTAGAAAAGCTGCACAGTTTATTTGTGAGAGATTTGGAACAACTCTCCCGTCTGTCATACAGTATCCTTG